CGGTAGGATTTAGATTAAAAACATATTTCAATTTTTATATTAAGAACTCAAAATCAGGTATGGATAAAGTAAGAGTTATGCAGGCAGGATTTAGAGATTATTATGCTAACATTTTACAGGCAGAAATAGACGCCAAGAAAACAGACAGAGGTAAAGAAAAGTACATAAAGGCAAAAGCAGAGGGTTTAAAATTTATTGATAGAAATAAATCAGCCCTCTACTTTGCCATTGCAAGTCATATAAGTTTAGCAAATGCAAAAAACTTTTTAATTAGTAAACTTGCACAAGTGCAAAGTATTGGTCACTTCTTACGAACACCAAACGGATATAAAGTAACAGCACCAGAGGGTTATGTTGCAGTTGACAGAGTTGCAGGTGCAATCAAACTTGTAGATAGATTAGAATTTAGTAGAGCAAACTTTACAGCAGAAAAAGATTGGGTAAAAGGATAATGATTAGATTAATAGATTGGTATTATAGTATTATAGAAAGTTTAGGTGTCAAGTTTACAAACTATGCTTGGCATAAAAGATGGTGCAATAGAGAACATGGTACAGGCTATTGGAAAAGTAGAGAAAAATCTGTACAGTATTTAAGTGGAAAAGGTAAATGAAATCATTTAAGCAATATTTTTTCGAAGCAATAAACGGACCTAAAGTTATTATGATTGGTGGTCCTGGTTCTGGTAAGTCAACTTATTCTGAACTGATTACTAAAGAATTAAATATTGCACACATTTATACTGGTGATATGATGAGAGCATTATCAAAACAAGATACACCAGATGGTAGAAAAGTAAAAGAACTATTATCAAAAGGTGAGTTTGCTCCTACACCGATTGTTATAAATGCAGTAAAAGAAAGATTAAAAAAACCAGACGCACAAAAAGGTTATATCTTTGATGGTTTTCCTAGAAGTGTACAACAGGCTGAGATGATGGAAGAAGCAAATATAGAATATGACCATGTTATTAATCTTCAAGTATCCGAAGAAGAAGTCATTAGAAGATTAACAGCAAGAGGTAGAGCTGATGATAAACCAGAGATTATAAAGAATAGATTAAAAGTATATCATAGAGAAACAGCACCATTACTTACATATTATAAAGATGAAATAATAAATATTAAGGCGGAAGGTAGTACGCCAGAAAAAATTAGTAAAGAAATTATAGGTAAAATTACATGAAGACTTTTGACCAAGTAAGATATTTACAAGAAGGTTTATATGACCCTAATATTTTTAAAGCTTTCTTTTTAGCAGGTGGTCCAGGTTCTGGTAAAACATTTGTAACGAGAGGTGCATTTGGTGGCACAGGTTTAAGAGTTGTTAATTCAGACGCAGCTTTTGAAAACGCATTAAAGAAAAACAACCTATCTCTTAAAATGCCAGATAGTGAGGCAGAAGCAAGAGATATGTTAAGAGCTAGAGCAAAGGCAACAACTGATAAAACTATGGACTTATCAATCAAAGGAAGATTAGGTATGGTTATTGATGGCACAGGCAGAGATTATGATAAAATTAATTATCAAGTTAGTCTTTTAAAACAATTAGGTTATGATTGTTATATGATATTTGTAAACACTAGTTTAGAAGTTGCATTAGAAAGAAATAGAAGACGAGAAAGAACTGTACCAGAATATATTACAAAACAATCTTGGACAAAAGTGCAAAGTAATATTGGTAAGTTTCAAAATTTATTTGGCATGGATAGTATGATTATTGTTGACAATAGTAAAGACGATAGAGAACTTACAACGGTGACTATGGGTAAAGTTGATAAGTCTGTAAGAAGATTATTAAGAAATAAAGTGAAGTCATACACAGCAAAAAGATGGATGGCTTCAGAAAGAAAAGCAAGACGAAGATGATAAACTTTAAAAAATTTATGAACTTACACGCAGAAAAGAAGTGTCCACCAGGATACAGATTTGACGAAAAGTTAGGCGTGTGTGTACCAAAAGGAGAAAATAGATATTATCCTTATTATGGTTTAGGTTCAAAAAGTAATGGTGATACATCTAACGGAAATGGTAACGGTAACGGAAACGGCAATGGTAACGGTAACGGAAATGGTAACGGTGGCAATGGCGGTAATGGTGGCGGAAACGGTGGCGGAGAATGAGATTTAAAGAGTTTATAGACATTGATAGTTTAAGACACGCTAAGATAGACGAAAAGCCTGTTACAAATTATAAAGGCGATTATAAAGAATTGTCTATTGCAAAACCTAGCTCAAACGGTAGTGATAAAACATATCAAGAATTAAATGATATGCAAGATATGTTTAAAGATAGAAATGAAGTTATAGAAAAAAGTGTAAAAGACCATGACTTGGAAGTTGGTTATGCTGTAAAACAATATTTAAAAAATAATAAATTAGATTATAAAGAATCAGATGTAAATAAAATTGCAGATATAGGTGGTGGTATTGTAAGATATTATAAAAATAAATTTGAAAGAGTTAGACCATATCAACTTGCAGAGGCATTAAAAATGAAATTTGACCATATGCCTTTAGAAAGTAATAGTATGAAATCACCAGCATATCCATCTGGTCATAGTTTACAATCAAGATTAATTGCAGAGTATTATGCTGAACAATATCCTGAACATAAGAAAGGTTTAATTGCAGCTGCTGAAGAAACAGGTAAAGGTAGAATATATGCAGGTTGGCATTATCCTTCAGACCATGAGGCTGCTGTAAAATTAGCAAAACAAATTTACCCTAATATAACAATGAGAAAAACTTTTAAAGAAAGTATCATTGATATACCAAGAAGAACTTATGCACCAAAAGTATTTGATGACGCAGATACAAAAGACCCTAAAATTAAGGCAAGTGTAAAAGCACAAATAGATAGACAACTAAAAGAATTTGAATCAGAGTATCCTATTTTAAAAACTTCTTTGATTGGTTCTATATTAACAAAGAGATATAGAAAAGACGCAGACTTGGACATCAATGTATTGTTTGATGTGCCTGAAGATAAAAGAGAAGTTGAAAGAGAAAGACTATCTAAAAAATATCTATCTGCTAAAAATCCAGATAACATACAAGGTAAATTAATACCTGGCTCAGACCACCCTATAAACTATTACTTTATAACAGATAAAGAAACTTATGATGACCAAAATAAAAAGGCTGACGCAGTATATGATATTGAAACTAATAAGTTTGTAAAACGACCAGAAGATTTTGTGTTTGATAAAAATTTATATATCAAAGACTTTGATAAAAAAGTACAAGAATTAGATGTAATTAAAGGTGAATTAAAAAGAGATATAATAGATTATAGAGAATTAGAAGAATTAGAACCAAATGATGTATTAGATTTACAAGATAAAATTAAAGATAAGTTAGAGGAAATAGAAGATAGTATCGAACAAATAGTAAAAGTTGGTGACGGTGTTGACGCTGATAGAAGAGCTGCATTTGATTCAGATATGACACCTGACCAGATACAAAAGTTTGGTATAAAAAATAGATTACCTAAAAATGTCATATACAAAATGTTAGAAAAATACCATTATATAAAATTTTACAAATACTGTAAAAAAATATTAGATGATGGCGTAGTATCTGATAAAGAGATTGATGATTTAGAAATTAATGAAGCTAGAAATGATGGTAATTCTATTGCATTTACTTTTGGTAGATTTAATCCTCCAACGATTGGCCATGAAAAACTTATTAATAAAGTTAAATCTGTAAGAGCTGATGAGTATAGAATTTATTTAAGTAGAAGTGAAGACCCTAAAAAGAATCCATTATCGCCTAGACAAAAATTGGCGTACATGAAAAAAATGTTTCCTAGTCATGCTAGAAACATTATGATTAATACTACCAATATGATATTAGATATTTGTACTACATTGTACAATCAAGGCTTTACAGAAATATCTATGGTTGTTGGTAGTGATAGAGTAAGAGAATTTGATACAATAATTAAAAAGTATAATAATGTAAAATCAAGACATGGTTTTTATAACTTTGATAAAATTAATATTGTATCTGCTGGCGAAAGGGACCCGGATGCTGAAGGCGCCGCTGGTATGTCAGCAAGTAAAATGAGAGCTGCGGCTGCTAAAGGCGACATAACAAGTTTTCAAAAAGGTTTGCCTAGAGGTGTGAACGCAGACGCCCTAATGAAAGATGTAAGACGAGGCATGAGATTGGCTGCTAATTATATGTATATACAGAATGTTAGACCAATAGCAAGTCTTGAAGAATTTGAACAACAACAAATTAGAGACCTTTATATTAGAGAAATGATATTTAATATCAATGATGAAGTTGATTATATCAAAGAAGATATAAAAGGTAAAGTAGTAAGAAAAGGTACAAACTATGTTGTACTAGAAGATAACAATAACAATTTACACAAAGCATGGATATGGGATTGTATTCCTATATCAGCAGACAGAGAGGTAGAAGTGAGAGAATATAATACAGATGTTGATTACGGCTTCGAAGCTGTATCAGAAATCAAAGAAGATTTAGACGCTCAACCACAAGATAAAGATGTTAAGAAAGTAAAAGGCACACAGCCTAAAAAGTATTACAAAAATTTAAGTAAAGATACTAAAAAGAAAAGAGCAGACTATTTTAAAAATAAAGACACAACAAAGAATGATAATAGACCAGCACCAGGTGATAAAGGCGCTAAAACAAAACCAAGTATTCATACACAAAAATACAAGAAGATGTTTGGTGAGTTTAAAAATGATTTAGAAGAAGCTTGTTGGAAAGGTTATAAACAAGTAGGATTTAAGAAAAAAGGCGATAGACAAGTGCCTAATTGTGTACCTGAAAGTATGAGTATTGAAGACGCAAAACTAGTTGATGGTTATATTCCAGAATCATATGAGATAGGTGCTGACTATGCAAATCATACTAAAGATGTAACACCAGGTGAAACACCTAATGAAAGACCAGTTGATAGTAAAGTCAGAGCAGACCAGGCTGCCGAAAAGGTAACTGAAAAAGATATAAGAGAATGGGCTGCTTCAGATGAAACCGTTTATAAATATAGGGAACGATATAAAGAGGAAGCGACAGCTAAATTAAAAGAAGTAGTCGCAAAAATGATAGAGAAACTATAATGAAGACCTTTAAAGAGTACGAAAATATTGATAAAGTGTGTGAAGAAACCATCTTTGAACATGAGGCCGAAGGCATTTACGAGGCTGAATATCAAGGGAAAAAGGTCAAACTTAATGACCCAATTAGAGGTGGTAGTAAAAAATTTTATGTATATGTGAAGAATGAAAAAGGTAATGTAATTAAAGTTTCTTTTGGTGATACAACAGGTTTA